TTTTCCGCCCCAATATACATCGCCAAAAGTTATATCGTCAGCACCGCCAACACTTGATGATTCTGTATTAGTCACTTCAGATAAAGCAAATACATAATAAAGTGTTTGATTATCACTTGTAATAGAAAGGTCTGTAATAATACCGCCTACCCAAGCATGGCCATAGATTACAGGAAGTTTATTATTTCCAGCAGGCGGAGTTTGTGCGCGAGAACCAGGATTAGGTTCAGGTTGTTGTTGATTAGATAAGCTTGGTGGGCTAGGTGCAAATACTTTTGACAGCACTGTAGATACAATCATTGAAATTGCAAAACTAATTGGATCAAACCCACCTGCAAAAGATTTTACAACTGCTGAAACTACTTTACTCATTAATTAATTTCCCAATGATATTCTATTAATTTCATTCCATATCTTTCAAATTTTAAATCACCATAAGATGATATTGTAGCTTGATTGATTTCCCTTTTTCTTAATAATTCTTTTGCTATTTTGGTATATTCTTTAATTAATTTAGTAATAACAAATTTGTTATATCCATGCAACATAACTTCTTGTAATTGAATACTTTTATCATTCCAAAAACAATGGCTTTTATATGCTACAAGAATTCCTGTTTGTTTATCATCAATTAATACAAATCCTTGCCCTGCTATTATATCTGTAATTAGTTGCGTTACATAAGTTTTAGACCAGTCTAATGGGCTTCCCTTTAATTGAGTATCTGTCTTTATAGCAAAGTCTTTTAAAAGTTCTACTATCTTATCTATATCGTATTTATTAGCTTGTCTTATCAAGTTCTATACACAGTTGGATCTTTGTCTTTGCCAAAGAAGTAATTAATATTTTGAATAACAGCAACTCTATCCATTGAAGTATCGCCAGCCGCAAAAAATTGCCATGAATTGTTATTGGTATATCTTCCTGAAGTTCCGTTTTGTAAAATAATTTGTATGCTTGATGCAGTTACATTAATAATACCAAGATACATTTTACCTTCTTCAAACCATTGTTCAGTAATATTAAATGAATTAACATAGCCTGTAAAAAACTTATAAAGGCCACCTGTGCCGCCTGTAGTTATAAGTTCATTATTATCATCAAAAAAGCCATGCCACATTTCAATTAAAGAGCCTTTAATCTTATTGCTTAATACCCAACCTAATTGAGCCGATTCAATGCCGACTAAAGTAACGGAAGTTTCATTAGCAGTTGATTTAATATCTCTACTTGCATCACCTACTTTAACTAATGGTCCAAGTGCATCAAAAGGTAATGCATCAACGGCAGGTATTGTTAATACGGAAGGAGTAGAAGCTAAACGATAGATTTCAGTAACACCTAAAGAATTTTGAGTAGTTATGCGGATAAAATCCGCCATCCTAATATTATTCGTATTTTGTATTGGTGGTATATTGTTTGCCATTATAAAACTGCTTCTATTGCTTTAAATGATCCTGACCATTGAATGAATGAATCATTTGTCATTGGGATAAGTGTGTATTGTGGATATTGCTGAAGGATTACAGGGAAAGTAACGCCTGTAAAAGTGTTGCCACCTATTGATTGTGTAATGCCATATTGACCAATTACCGCATTCATAGGGCTTGCAAGGGTTGTCATAATAGTTCTGTGAACAGGAATATTAACTGTAGAACCGCTACCTCTTTGAACATTGGCAGTTGCTATATAAGCATAACGATCAATCTGTAAGAAGTCACCTGTCTTTACAATAAATTCTGTAGCGCCCATTGTAGGTAGTGAACCTAACACAATAGTTTTATTTGCTGAAGTAATTTGATATTGACAAGCGGTAATTTCAGCAGAACTCATATCGCCTTGATAAGCAATATAATTAACCCAGCCTGTAGCACCAAAATTAAGGTATTGCTCAAACTGTCGATCAGCCGCTCTTAATGTTGAAAGTAATGGTCTATTTTGAGAATATAAAAGATAATTCATAGGCTTCATATCAAAGCCAAAAGGTTGCACTCCAATAATTTCAGAGGTAGCAATTCTTTGATTTCGGCTCATCATTTGACCGATAAATCTTTGATCTTCAATACCTACAGATTCAGATATGGAAAGAATTGTATTTAGAGTTGCCATATATTATCTCGATTGAGGTAGTGATCTTTGAGCTGATTGATAACTAGCCCAAACACCTTGTTTATTTTTAGCCAAAAATTGTAAGCCTGACTGTGTATCAATAGCACTCATATTAGCAATGTAAGGGCCATTATAAACTACTTGAGGTTGATTGCCCATAGTAGAACCTAGTTGATGATTAGGAATAATAGTGCCTGCGGTTTTAGGGACAAACAATTCAGGGCCTTGCTCACCAACAATAGAAGGAACGCCAACAGGTGGATCGCCACCATTAGCAAATAATTTAAGGCCACCTGCGCTTGGTGCAGTTGCAAATAAACCACCATCACCGCCACCACCTCCGCCAAATATACCACTAAAACCTTTAAATAAAGAAAGTAATTGCGCTCTCATTTGAATTTTAATAAGGTCTGCAATAATGCTACGAGCTAGATCACCAAATTTAAGTTTGCCTGTATTAACAAAAGTATCTAATGCTTGCTCCATATTTGAAGTAACAGATACGAATGCTTGCTCACCCATTTGAGCGGCATTAGTAGCATTGTCAGCATAACTAGCAAAAGCTTTCTTCCAGCCAAACTCAAAACTTCTTTGTGATTCATTAATTTGATAAGCTTCTCTAGCTCTAACCTTTTCTGCTTCCATCCATGCGTCAGCTTGTTCGTCTGACATCCTGCGGCCAAACTGATCGCCTAAAGTTAATTGCTTTCTCTTTTGTTCAATATCATATATTTCTAATTGAAACTTTCTTTCATTTTCTGTAGCAAAAGCCAAATCATTTTCTTTTTGTAATCTTTCACCTTTAGCTTGAGTAATTAGCAATTCTTTTTCGTAGAATTCTTGTTGCCTTTTTAAAGCTTCTTTTTGTTTTTTTGCTTCAGCTTCAGCTTCTTTATTTTTTGCTTCCGCAACTTCTCTAATATCTTTTTTACCTGCGGCCATACCACCAATGCCTGACATAATGCCAGGAACATTAGCACCTTGAACCGATCCAAATTCTCTTTCGCTTGGAGCTACATACTTTCTTAACCCTTCTTTATCTAACCATGCCGCCCACCATCCAGCTTCTTTTCTAACTTCAGCAAATCTGTCAATCAGTTTGCCTTGTTTTTCAAAATGCCTTTCCATTGCTTGTGTTGCAAAATCAAAAGCAGGTGCAAGTCCATTAGCAAGATTAACTTTTAATTGAAAAGTTAATTTATCTAAACGATCAATAGAATTAGCAATTCTAATAAATGCTTGTTCTGATTCTTGAAATTTGTTTTTGTTACTTTGTAATTGATCGCCTAAACTTTTAATATCAAGGCCACGAACTGCTCGGCCAAACATATCCATAGCCGTAGCATTTCTTTTCGTAGTATCTTCAATGGAAGCTAAAGCAATTGCAGTTTTTTCAAATAATTCTTGGGGAGTAAGCGTTCTTAAATCTTTTAGAGATATACCAATAGATGAAAAAGCTTTTTGTGCCTTTTCGCCACCTTGCGCGGCTTCATCAACTTTATTTGCGAATGATGCCATAAGCTTACCAGCATCATCACTATTGCCACCGCTTAACTGCAATGCGCTTGACAAACGCAATACAGATTGAATTGACATATCATTAGCTTTTGATACTTCTTCAATTCTATCAGCAAAATTTATAGCTTCGCGAGCGGAAGCGGCAAAAGCAACCGCAACAGCGCCTAATGATATTTTTGCGCCTGCGCTAAATCCTTCTACTTTATCTTTAGCCTTGCCTAGATTGGCATTAAACTCGCCTGCATCAAGCCCAAGTAAAACCGCTAATCTTGAAATAATTGCCATTGTTATTTACCTTTAAATCTGTCCATTTTAAAGTTAGGCGCTTGCGACATAAACATTAATAAAGATTGGCTAGGATCAGCTTTTTCTATACCATAAAAATATTCGTAAGCACTACCCAAAACGCTTTTTAGAGTATAAGCTTGGCTATTACTTGCTCTTAAATAATTAAAAACTCCAGCTATTAGAGTTCCTTGCATACTTAATAAGCTTCTATTTCCAACTAACCCATCCGCATACATGACTGTTATTTCATTCATGGTTGCTTCATCTAAAGCGTCTATATCTTGTATTGTATGCCCGTTAAAGACCATAGCCGCCCGCACTTGGGTTCTTAACGAGCCTACTACTTTGACTTTATGTCTTTATATTCAGGGCTAATAACCTCGTTAATTTTTTCCACTAAAGTCATTTGAACTGATAATGGAAATTCAGTTTCTACATCTTCATAAGTTATATCTTCTAATGATCCAGTTTCAGGTATTAGAAATTTAATATATTCAACTATTCTGTGTTGCAATATATGTTTATTCTTGGCAGTTTCTCTTACTGATCTGCCGTCAATAATAAAATCATTATCTTTAACTTCCACACCTTCTTGATCTTTAATATTCTCAAAGGCTTTTATCATTAACTGATATTCTGCTTCAACCTTATCTTCATTAGGATTTTTAAAGTAATTATAAATAGCTTCAATTTCTTGAACACTTGGCACTCTTACTTTAAATGTATGATCGCCTAATTCAAACGATCTAGTTAATACTGATAACCTATTTTCCTCGTATTTTTTACCGAGTGCTGATCCTAATTTGCTCATGTCTTATTTCCCTTGTGTTGTTAAATTTTTAGCTTTATAAGCATCCATTTTTTGTTTAATAATCATTCCTAATCTTGTTGCTACCATTTGCGCTTGTGATTCTAATGATACTCGCATAAATGGTTTAGCTGACATATTAGCTGTGCCAAATTCATTTGCTATAGCTCTAGCGTCAAACATAACCCCTGCTTCAGTATAAAACTTTCTTCTAGCCTTTTTGTATTCTTTACCTTTTAGATCACCATATTGAGCTTGAAATTGTTGTTTTACTTTTTTAGGAATTGGTCGAGATGAAACGAGAGATATAACAGAATCTTTTGGTGTTACATATCTTGACTTCATATCTTTTCTACTAGGTCGCCTTGCGGTGACATATAAAGAGTTATTCAATGCACCTGTGTCTTTAGGTGACAATGCTTTAGCCATAGCCAACACAGGCTTCATGGCATCTCTAACTGCTGGTATTAATACTTTGCTTTTTGAATCTTTGTCGCCAAATTGTTCTTGAAATTCTTTAAATGCATTAAGAGTTTCTTTTAATCCATTGACCGCAAATTTAACACTCATTAATCTGCCTTAATTATTTTTTGATAAATCGTATTATTAAGTTTAATAGCGTAATCCACACAAGCTTCAGGTGTCATTTTATCAGCATGATTTTTAGCAATATCATGGGCTAAAGCAATGCCTGTTAAGCGTTGTTGGGCAAACCCAAACCAGTTCTTTTGACCTGAACCAGCTTGGGATACCAAATAACTTAATAAATCATCAGTTGTTTTAACTTGTGTTGTCATTTCTTTTCCTCAATTAATTAAGAGTTAGACCATCCGTATTGGTTGCCACGCGGATGAACTGTAAACATACATTTAGCTTCAGCAGTTGGGTTAGGATCAACTTGGAATTGACCTACGCGACCATTGAATGCATAAGCAACATAATTTGTGCCATCAGTTGCTAAAATAGCG